GTTTCTCCCTGTTAAGAGCAGCGTCTGCTGCATCTTTCTGAGATTTGCGCTGTACTTCAGCAGACTTTATTTGCATTTCAGCTTGCTGCATCTGAACCACAGGGTCTTTCGCTTTAGCCATGGCTTGCTGTTGGGCAGCCTGTTTCATATTAGACTGTGTAAGCTGTTTACCTGCTTCGGCAACGACTCTGGCTAAGTTGACTTCTATCTCTTCAGATAGTTCTGTATTCGGTGCTGGTAACGGTGCGCCCACACGATCCTCTATATCTTTTCTATACTTGAATCCTAGATGTTCTGCTATGTGAGCTTGTAGTCCAGCCATGATTCTCTTGGCTTGTGGGTTCTGACCTATCATCTGAGCGATCGTTGGATCTTGCATAAATGACATGTGTGCAGCTATGTGAGCCTGATGATCTTGATAGATAAAAGCTTTCATCGGCTTGCCTAATAGAGCTGACATGTTTTCACTTACAGGATCTGTAGGTTTAATATCATCTCTTGTTGGTACAAGCTTATCAGCGTTCTTTACACCTAACACTTCTATCATCTGTCTGTGTAACTGTGGTAAGTCATATATCTGGGGTGCTTGTGATGCCATCTGTAATACAGCCTGATACTGCACCACTCTCTGAGCCATAGTAGAACTATTCGGATCAGATACAGGTATGACATCTGTCATAGAGTAGTCTATCTGCCTTGCTGTTACTTCACCTCTTTCAGGTAGATAAGAATATTCAGCGGGTGCATATTCAGCCATTAACATCTTTAGGAGCTTGAACTCCTGTTTCATAGCGTAGTGCACACGAGCCTGTACAGCCGCCATAGGCTTGAGCGTGCGTTCCAACAAGGCCAACGTCGTACCCACTGGCGCGTTGGCAGACATGTCAGAAATATTCATGTCACTGATGGCCCCGAGTCTACGGCCTTCCTGCGTTATCTGATTCAGTAACGCGACCAGTGTCTGACTCGGTTCCTTATAAGGAAGGGGCATGATGTTGTCGCGGATCGATCCGGACGGCACATCAACGTCTTTCCACTCCCCCGGCTCAATCGGGGTGTCATCACCCTTTATACGCAACCCACGGGATTTCAGACCCCCCGGAAGGTTAGACAGGGTGCCTGCGTCCACCAATTGCCGTAGGAGCGACGTTCCCGCTCGGGCGTACCCCCCTATGATATGTATCAGCCCCAGCCCATAAAAGCCGAAACCCGGTACATATACATAGTGGACAAAGTGCTGCCGCTTCAGGGTCAGTGGGTCTGTCTCGTCCCAGTTCCTGCGTACCGCTAAAACTTCATTACTACCCTGCTCAATAGTAACAACGTAAGGCTTAGCAATATCATCGTCGTCATCAACACCATCGATAATAAGATCCGCATGGACCTCATATAGGGTGTACCGCCCGTCATCATTGAGGGTAAACCCACCTTCTTCGGCTTTTTTCTCTTCGATGTCGGTGTGGTACGGCTGGGGGTCACCCAATTCAACATCCGCGTAGAACCCGGACGCCTGAAGTTTCCGTACCTCGTTCTTTGTCTTACGCATGATGTGCGTAACACGTTCAGCCGTCTCAATATGGCTCGCACCGTAAGGAACAATGACATCTTCGGCGGGTATATAGATAGCAGCCTGTCGGCCAAGATTCGGGTCAAAATAAACTTTTTTGAAGGCACTACCGGCCAGCCCAAGGCTATACAGCAGCCGTTCGTGCTCCGGACGGTACTCAACCATGTGCTCAGTAAGCTCATAGTTCATGTCCGCCTTCACCCGCTCCGAGGCTTCCAGCTTGGCTTTGGTCTCCTGCCCTAGAATTTTAACCTTAACGGGGCCAGCCGCCGGAAAAGTTTCCGACATAGTTTCGGCTTGGAACCGGATAGCCGCTTCCGCCAACACTGTGGAATAAACACCACACGCACCTTCCCAAGGCTCCGCACGCTCCTCGTACTTGAACCCCAGTACCTCCAACCCCTTAACGAAGGTATCCGCCCACTCTTTGCGGCTATCAATGTCGGTCTTAACATGCCCGGTCACATCCTGTGCGAGGGCACGCAACTGAGACTCATCAAGGGCCTCTGCAAGATTGGCGTCGAACTCCATGAAGTCCGCTTCTTCTGCGTCAGGAACAATGGTTATCTCCATGCTCCCGTCGCTCAACATGACCGCTTCCGGGTCTACTATCTCGATCTCAAGACCTGCAGCATCTCCAGCGGTGCCGAGTCCGGTAGGAGCGGCGTACAGTCCTTTCTCAATAGCCATAACGTGCCTCTAAATTAATCTTGTACGCCCACCTTTACGGAAATTCCTAGGCAACTCTATAGACAAAGGTTTTTCACCTTTACCTGTTAGTTGTTGCCACCAAGGTCTAGTGTCTTCACGAAAATACTTCCCACGCGCCATGTCAGGAAGGTGTTCCTGAAAGTACATGCCGAAATTATACGGATTTGAACTACTCAACTTAGGATTCTTAAGTAGCACACGCCGCAGGGGCTCTTCTTCTAAAAGGGAATTTGCATACTCAACAAGCTCCTCTTCCGTCGCATCCGTCGTGGCCCTACGGATAGCCATATACCTCTCGTAATCTTCTGAGTCGCTTTCTATTAGCTCCGTAAACCGCATCTGAGCCCTCAAGGGGGCAATTAGAGACTCTGCGATACTCCGCACATTCTCTGCCAAATCCTGTTTATTCTGGGACGCTAACAAGTCCTGAACCCGGTTAACGACCTCACGATGACTTCTATTAAATCTTCTAGCTTTGGGACCCGCATCTGAGCCTTCAAGGTGCCGATACTCATGCGCCCAAATACGCGGGTTAGCATTCATCCCCTCTATAACATTTACGGTATTAGGCTCAAACACCATCTCATACTCCACCCCATCCTTTTTAAGAGGAGGAAGAGCGACTGGTTTAGAGTGGGGGTTGGCTGCTCCCTTTATGTTAATACCGTACTCATCAGCAACGCCGGGGCCGTAAGTTCTTAACCTAGCGCGAGAAGGATCAATCGTAGAACCTTTAGGCATATAAGGCGCTACACTCGTCTGGAACTCTGCATCACCAAGCTGCAGAGAAGCCAAAAAACCCCTCTGCTGGTCTTCAGACATCTTATTCGCTGCTTTAGTAAGCACCCCTCTAACTTCGGGGGACCCTTTAGCGATAAAGGCTTCTAACTCTGGTATAAGCGCCATTAATAATAACCGCCACGTCGTTGTTTGAAGTAACGAAGTTCGTCAGGTTCGTCTGTGGGTAAGCGTATAAAACCGCCTTGACGGAAGCGCATAAGCGCCATGACTGTGGAGTCAACCAAGTCATCATGACTCATAAACGGAAATCCAGCAATCTCCTCAATTACCTCCTCTGCCCACCGGGTGGGAGGTGCCCACACAAGTCCTGAGGCAACAATATCCGCTACTGAATTTAACCGCGCCAACTTATCCCCAGTGCCCCGATGCGGAGTGTACTCAGAGACGGGCAGGCCCATTCTCCGCATCTCCTGATACAGCGCCGTCCCAGCAGATTTTTTCTCCACTATGAACGCATCCGGCTCCCACTCGGCGTACTCCTCCATCGCGAGGTTCTTCAGTTCAGGGAACTCCATCCGCTTCTTGATGCTGTTCAGCAGGATGATGTTATGGATACCTTCGTTCTCGTTAAAGAACACACCCCATGTAGTCAGTGCCGTGTAGTCAGCACGGTTGTGGGTCTCTGCCGCTGCGTCCAACGACATAATAATGTACTCACAGGAGGGTGGATCGTCCGGTTCCCATGAGCCCCACCACTCCCGCTTAACAATAGAGGCTTCTTCTGCCGTAGGCTGCTGCTGGTACTGGGCATTCCACTGGAATGTCGGCATAGACGCCTTGGTACGGAGTAGCGCGTCCAAATCGAAGAACTCAGGCCAGAGCGGCTTCTCAACCAACTCCTCGTCCTCCTGCACCTCCAATATCGCCGGAAACTCCACTACCTCATACTGATCGGCGCGGGGTTGCTGAACCATATCCTTGGTCACCCGCCCGGTCAGGTCATCCATATGCCAGCGGGTCTGAATAATCGCTACACGGCCCTGAGGCATGAGACGGGTACGAGCACCGAAGGTGAACCACTCGTAGGCTTTTTCAAATACTCCGAAATTACCGTTAATAACGTCCTGCTCAGAGTGGGGGTCGTCCACCAGCAACAGATCCGCACCACGACCAGCCAGAGCAGAGCCGATACCACAGGCGTAGTACTCGCCACCTACATTAGTATTCCACCTACCCGCAGATTTGCTGTCCTGCGCGAGCGCAACCGTAGGGAATATCTCCTTATAGTCCTCAGACGCGATCATATTCCGAACTTTACGGCCAAAATCCACAGCAAGGTCCGTGGTGTGGGACACCATCATGACTTTCTTACCCGGATTACGTCCCAGAAACCACGCAGGGAACATAATCGAGACAAGTTGCGATTTTCCGTGGCGTGGCGGGATATTTACGCAAATACGGTCCTTGTCCCCGCGCTCAATCGACATCAAAAGGTCAGCTAGGATCTTATGGTGCTTGCCCACGATGTAATCGGGCTGCATACGCTTGCAAAATTCGACCAGATCCGTGTACGCGGCAGTATTGGCACGACGACTCTCAAGCTCATCCACCATTTGGTAGATTTCAGCCACTTCAGTGTCGCTAAAAGCGTCGATATTCTCTAAAAGCTGCGATAAATCTTCGTCGGAAAAACTTGCAGCGGGGTCACTCATCCGTACCGCCTATACCTTTAGAGGTATTAGCCGTCAGGCCCAATTCTTCGTCCACATCGATCACTTCCCCGTCGATTATGGTCGCAGGGGCGATCTCAAGGGGCGGGTTTATCACTCTTTCCAGCTTAGCCCGAAGCCTTTCCCGTAATTCGTCGGTCGTCTGGTGGGTAATAGTCACTTCAGACTTCTCCGCGAACAGTCCTACGTCCGAAATCTTGCCTAAAAGCTCCAATGCACGAATCCGCACCCTCGGATCGGGGTTCTCGGTCTCTTCCAAGAGCTTGTTAGTGACTAAATGCCGCACCTGAACCGCACTTTCGACCACGGAATGGCCGAACTCGTTCAGTATGTTCTTAGTTGACTCCAAGGAGGCGGGAGGTACCGCAGTTGCTGCCCTTGACCTGACCGCTTTTGTAGCCGTTTCGGGATTTTCGGCGTACACCAGCGCAAGTTTGGCCGCGAACTCCTCATCTTCCTTGGTCGCAGTGAGGTCCAGCCCATGCTCTTCCAGCATCTGGGCCGTGTTACATGCCGCTTCCGCCCACTTTCGCAGGTCGGTATAGGGCACAT